TGTTACTTGTTATCTTCATTGTATATCTCCTTTGATATGATGAGAGTCGATCTCTCGTTAATGCCCACTTTAGCAACCAAAGATTCTAAGACAGTCAGTGCGACCAGTTGTTTGTCCGTTCACGAAGTGAAATAAACGTCAAGCTAACTTGTTGCACAGTACCCTTTATGGGTTGACTGGTGAAAGAATCTTCTGGTAGTTCGTGGCGTGTACCACGCTGATACCCCCTCAATGCTGTCGCCACGAATGGAGCATTATCGAGAGAGAGTAAATCAAACGATTGGGTTGCCTGTGGCTATATGAGATATAGAGGACACGAAGGAGGCTATCGCTATAGCTGACTGAGGTAATAGAAAAGACATAGGTCAATCGTTTGATCCATTAAACAGTCTACGTTCTAGGGGGAGAGAGCACGAGAGAGGGAACATCTCTCGTTTGTTTACAATTTTTAACTTGACAACATAAACCGTAGCAAGGTATCTATCGTTATGGGCAGTCAAATAAAAGGAACTGACGGACTTACACATAAGCAACGCAAGTTGATTGATACCCTCGTAGCAGAAGGTTGCTCCGTAGCAAAAGCTAGTCAAATAGCTGGATATGCAAAGGGAGAATCTGGTAGAGTAACTGCTAGTAAGACGCTACGACTTCCAAAGGTACAAGAGTACTACCGCTCACGTGTAGCTGAGATAGGACTGGTAGGTGCAATCCCAGCAGTCAAGACAATCGTTAGACTTGCGCAGGAAGCGAAGTCCGATTACGTGAAGCTAGAAGCCAGTAAGGACATACTAGATAGGAGTGGGTTCAAAGCTCCTGATAAGGTACAGCACAGTGTAGGAGGAAACCTCTCGATCAAGATAGACCTAGATTAGATGAGGGGGGTTAGAAAACAGGAGCGACAGCAGAGAGAAAGGTCCTCTACTCACATTATTAGCGAAAAAGGTCCGAGTTACAATCAGTTACAAATACTAAACTGGACACATAAAGAACACATTAAGTATTGTCGTTGTTGTGAGTGTGGGGAGTTCGCTCCGTTTCATATCAAGAACGAGATAGGTAGTTATTACTTCCTATGCTATGAACATTACAAACAGCGTTGAATATATTTTTTTTTTGGGTAAAGTACGCCTATGGTTAAAACAAAACAATCAATGTTGCCAGGTGCAAAGAACACATCACAAAAATTAAAACTAAGAGAATTAACAAGGTTAATGGAAGATAATGAAGTTTTTAATAAGTATTGGTCTAGTTTATCTGATAAACAAGTTAATACATTTAAAGAGATAGGTTATAATAAATCTACATTAAAGAATTCATTTCTTAAAGATACTGGTGCTTTAGGTTTTAAAGCTATGATGATGAATGAGGATAATTTCAATACTATTGGTGTAAAAAAGATTCATAATAGTATTAAGAAGTTTGCTAATAATATATTATCTGCAGTAAAAGATCCTAGTAATTTATTAATTAGTATAAAATAAGCATCTATGTCTACAGATAAAACAGAATCAAAAGTTCTACATAGTAAAGCTGTAAAGAAATTATTAAATGATGGACCTCCTGGCAAAGGTAACAAGAAAGATCTAGTATCTTTTTCTTTGTTTAATAACAAAACTGGTAAAGCTATCTTTACATTCTCATTGTTTAATAAAGATCAGAAGAAAGCAATAAATGCTTTGAAGAAAGTAAATAAACCACAAAATCGTAAATTTAAATGAGCCAGAGTTTATTAAAACGAATAGGTGTATCTGGTTACAACAAACCTAAAAGAACTCCAGGACACCCTAAAAAATCTCATGTCGTAGTCGCTAAAGAAGGATCTAAGGTCAAGACTATTAGATATGGTGAACAGGGAGCTAGTACAGCTGGTAAGCCTAAATCAGGAGAGTCAAAGAGAATGAAGATGAAAAGAAAATCATTTAAGGCTAGGCATCGAAAAAATATAGCAAAAGGAAAGATGTCAGCTGCGTTCTGGGCTAATAAATCAAAATGGTAAAAAAGAGTAGAGTCAATGAGGCTGGTAATTATACTAAGCCTGGAATGAGAAAAAGTTTATTTAATCGTATTAAAGCTGGAGGAAAAGGAGGAAATCCTGGACAATGGAGTGCGAGGAAGGCACAAATGTTAGCTAAGGCTTATAAATCCAAAGGTGGTGGATATCGGTGAAGAAGCCACAAAGAAGTTTGAAAGCATGGACTAAACAGAAATGGAGAACCAAATCTGGAAAGCCATCTGGAAAAACAGGTGAACGCTACTTACCTGAAGCTGCGATCAAGTCATTGACTGCTAGTGAATATGCAGCTACAACTAGAGCTAAGAGAAAAGGCAGTAAGAGTGGGAAACAATTTGTTAGACAACCTAAATCTATATCTGCTAAAACAAAACCTTTTAGGAGGGTATCATAATGTATGGAATGAAAAAACCTGCCGCTGGATCTAAAAAGTTAAAGGGTAAACAAAATAAATTACCACCTGCTTTGAAGAAAAAGATTATGGCTAGTAAAAAGAAAAAGTAATGGGTGCTAATCAAAAACATTACTTTAAAAATGGAACTGAGCATAAAGGTGCATATCATAAAATGCCTAATGGTAAACTACATACAGGCAAAACACATACTGCATCAAGTAAACCTATAGTTCACTTTAAAGATCTATCAGCAACAGCTAAAAAGAAAGCAAGGGCATAATGGATTTAATAATAAAAATGAAAAGAAAATGGGATGGACTTAATTACAAAGGTAAAATATTTGTATGTGCTATTCCTACTTTAGTAATCTTAGGATTAATATTTAATTAAATATGAGGTATGCAGAGGAGCTATCTTACGAGGATCGTCAAAGACTTCGTAAGATAGTGAAGAAAGAACATTTTAAACATTATCCCAAAGACTTACGATTTTCGGATAATGAAGCCGATAAATTTATAGAATCTCTACTACCAGAAACTATCTACAAGTTAATTAAAAAATCTGTAGATAATGGTATTGCTTGACAGAACTCAACTACAAAGCTCCAGGTGAAACAATAAAAACCTTTATGAAGGATGATTCCTTCTTTAGAGGTGTACGTGGTCCAGTAGGATCAGGGAAGTCTGTATCTTGTTGTATTGAAATATTTAGACGTGCCTTAAAACAAAAGCCTAGTGAAGATGGTAAACGTAAATCTAGATGGGCAGTAATAAGAAATACAAATCCCCAATTAAAAACAACAACTATTAAAACGTGGTTAGATTGGTTTCCAGAAAATTCTTTTGGAAACTTTATGTACTCAGTTCCTTTTACACATAACATTCATATAGGTGATGTAGAGCTAGAAGTTATATTCTTAGCACTAGATAGACCAGAAGATGTTAAAAAATTATTGTCTTTAGAATTAACTGGTGTATGGATTAATGAAGCAAGAGAGATTCCTAAGTCTATTGTTGATGCGTGTACTATGCGTGTAGGTAGATTCCCTTCTATGAAAGATGGTGGACCTTCATGGTATGGTGTTATAGCAGATACTAATGCACCTGATGAAGATCATTGGTGGTCCATTATGTCTGGTGAAGTACCTGTACCAGATCATATGAATCAAGAAGAATCCTTAATGTTAGTCAAGCCTGACAACTGGAAGTTTTTTGTACAACCTCCAGGCATGATAGAAAAAAAAGAAGATGATAAAATTAAAAGTTATGAACTTAATAATACAGCAGAAAATATCCAAAATGTTACACCTAATTACTATCCAAATATCATTAGAGGAAAAAGTAAATCTTGGATTGATGTTTACGTTTTAAATAAATTAGGAACTATTGAAGATGGTAAACTAGTATATGGTTCATTTAGAGAAGATGTACACATAGCAGATGATGAAATAGAATTTGCACCTACTACAGTTTATATTGGATTAGACTTTGGTCTTACACCTTCTGCTGTATTTGGTCAAAAGCTACCTGATGGTAGATGGTTGATACTGCATGAACTAGTTTGTTTTGATATTGGTACAGTTAAGTTTGGTGAATTATTAAAGCATGAGATAATTAAACACTGTGCAGATAAAGATTTAAAAATATTTGGAGATCCAGCTGGAGATTTTAGAGCACAAACAGATGAAACAACTCCTTTTCAGATACTTAGACAACAAGGCATCCAGGCATTTCCTGCACCATCTAATGATGTAGGTCTAAGAATAGAATCTGTTGAAACTGCATTGAATAGAATGGTAGATGGTAAGGCAGGATTTTTATTAAATAAAACTTGTAAATCACTACGTAAAGGATTTTTAGGTGGATATCATTACAGAAGAATACAAACATCTGGAGAAAGATATGAAGATAAACCTAATAAGAATAAATTTTCACACGTACATGATGCATTACAATATTTAATGCTAGGTGCAGGAGAAGGTAGATCATTAACAGTAGGTCCAGCTAAACCACAAGTATCTAATGCTTATAAGAACTGGAATATATTTGATCGTACTTCAATGAATAGGAGGAAGAAGTGGGATATTTTCCGAAGGAATGGCTAGTATTTTTTTATGATCCACCTAACCATGAGTGGTATCATAGGTTCAGAAAAAATGGGATGGCACATTGTGGTGCTTTTGCATACTTTCCAAAAAAAGATAAATGGATAGTAGTAGAACACATACATAGAAGATTAGATTTAAATATTATAGATGGTACTGAAGTAGATCAGATGATGGTCTATATAAAACAACATGGTGGTATTATTTTAAAATGCAAGACATTTCGCCATAAGTGGAGATTATTTCAAGCTGCATGGTTGAGAGAACATTCTTGTGTAACTGTTATTATGAGAGTTCTAGGAATAAATAGATTGATTATTACCCCTTTTCAGTTATATAAATACTTAAAGAAACATGGTTGTGAACAATGGGATTTTTAAGAACACCAAAATATAAGCCTGATCCAGAGCTAGAAAGACAGTTAAAAGAAAAGCGTATGGAGGAAGAACGTATACAAAAAGAACAAGAAGAAGCTATGGCTAAAAGAAAAAAAAGATTTATCGAAGGTAAGCTCGGTAATAGATCATTGTTCTCAAGAGCTGGTGGAGCTGGATTTTTTACAGAAGGACAAGAAACATAATGGGATCAAGTAAACCAACATCTGGAGGCGGCGGCGGAGGAAATAATAAAAATCAAAATAAACCTAAAAAAGTATATGGAATGGGTCCAGGTCAGTCTTTGGCTATGTCTGGAACTACTGGATTAGCTACTGCTACAACAAAACAAGCAGAAACAATTAATAGAACTACAGGAAAATCTTTCAATGCTATTAGTAAAAATATCGGTGAAATAGGTTCTAAATATCGTAGACCAGCTAATGTAGAAAAATATGCAAAAGATTTACGTACTCAAGAAGTAGGAGAAATGTTAGGTGGTAAGAAATTTACTGGTCCTGATGGAGTAGAAAGAATGAGTTTTGTTGGAACAGGAATGAAAAACGAAAAAGGTGAAACTATACTTTCAAAACAAACCCCACAACTAACTGCAAACGCTCCTACGTTAAAACAATTAGGTGGTGATATTTCTAGAGCTGTAACTGGATATAATACTTTAGAATATATAGATGGATCTAATACACCAACAATGGTTAGGAAAGCAGGATTAGTAGAAGCATCACCTGTTGGTGCTATTTTTAATGCGATAAGAGGAACTAGTTTTTTTAAAAATGATAGTAGTAATAATACAAGTACAAGTAATGCACCAATAGAACAAAGTGAAAGCAATATAAGAGATAATGAAAGAAAAAAAAGGCTAGAAAAAGTTTTGGCTGGATATGGTATTGGAAACGTATCTAGTAATGAAAGACCATTTCTTACAGTTAAGGGTAGAGGATTTGGTGGAACATTTAAGTAATGTACAGTTTTAATTATAGATCTGCTCCAAATACTGGAGTAATGAATCCTAAATCTTTTTTGAAAAAGTTTGCACAATCAGAACAATTAAAATCTCATTGGATTCCAAAGTTTGAAGAAGCATATGAATATACTATGCCAGGTAGAGAAGCATTTTATGAAGAAGCTCCTGGAGAAAAAAGAACAGATAGAATCTTTGATGAAACAGCTGTTGTAGGTATTCAAGAGTTTGCTTCAAGACTACAAGCAGGTATCACTCCTACATTTGGAAGATGGATTAATTTAAAAGCAGGTATAGAAATACCTCCACAAATAGCACCACAGATAGATGCACAGTTAGATGAAATAACTAATTATATATTTGAGATATTACATTCATCTAACTTTAATCAAGAAGTGCATGAATCATTTATGGATTTAGCTATTGGTACAGGTGTAATGTTAGTGAATGAAGGTACATCAACTAATCCAGTAGTATTTAATTCTATACCATTACCTCATGTATATTTAAATACAGGTCCAGATAATAGAGTAGATTGTATTTATAGAAAAAGAAATATCAGATTAGGTGATTTAAAAGTTTTATATCCAGATGGAAACTTTGAAGATATAGAAGATAAGATTTTAAATGATCCAGATGTCAAGTGTACTGTAATCGAAGGTACAATGAGAAACTATAAAGATCCAAATAAAGAAGTTTATGATTATGTAGTATGTGTAAAAGATATGGAAGCAGTTATTCTTGAAGATACTTTTGAAGGACAAGGTTCTAATCCATTTATTACATTTAGATGGAATAAAGCTAGTGGTGAAGTATATGGTCGTGGTCCAGTATTTAATGCTATGTCTGCTATCAAGACTACAAACTTAACTATCGAATTAATTTTAGAAAATGCACAGATGAATATATCTGGTATTTATCAACTAGAAGATGATGGAGTTATTAATCCAGATAACATTTCATTAGTGCCTGGCACAATTATTCCAGTAGCTCCTGGATCTAGAGGACTAGTTCCTATTAATGGAGCAGGTAGATTTGATGTTGCACAGTTAGTATTAGATGATATGAGGCAGAATATTCGTAAAGCATTATACATGGAAACATTAGGTCCAACCAAAGGTACACCAATGTCAGCTACTGAAGTAGCAGAAAGAATGGCAGATTTATCTAGACAGATTGGATCTTCATTTGGAAGATTACAATCAGAATTTATTATGCCATTAATTAGACGTGTTATTTATATTTTAAAGAAACAAGGCAGAATAGAATTACCTTCTTTGAATAACAAAGAAATAAAAATTGTTCCAGAATCACCATTGTCTAGAGCACAAAACGAGCAAGATATTGCAGATGTAAACAGATTCAACGCAACGCTAGGTCAAACATTTGGACCACAAGTACTTAATCTTATTGTAAAACAAGAAGAAGTAGCTAGGTACTTGGCAGAAAAAATGAACCTTCCTGAAAAACTAATTAGAGATGCAGCTGAACAACAACAAGTAGTACAGCAAATGCAACAAGTAATGCAACAACAAGGAGGAACAAATGAGTTGGGAGCAGCTCCA